ACACAAACACAACCAACCAACGCATAAATATGCCAAACAAAACCCTAACCACACCCGTGGGCATCGCCCGCTATCCTCACCTCAACCGTCCCGACACCAAGTTCGACGACGTGGGAGTGTTCAAAGTCAACCTCGAGCTAACCGCCGAGGAAGCCGAACCGTTCATCAAGCAAGCTGAGGAGCTTTTCTCCGCGTTCGTTGCCGAGAAGAAAGCCGAACTGAAGAAGGACAAGCTCAAGCTCCACGCCGCGCCGTGGGAAGACAACGACGGTCTCGTCCAGCTCAAGCTCAAGGTCAAAGCCGTGGGCAAAGACAAAGCCGGCGAGACCTACAGCCGCGCGCCGAAGCTCTTCAACGCCTCCGGCGACATCATCACCGATAATGTCGGCGGCGGCAGCAAGATCCAAGTCGCGGTCGTGCCTTACTGCTGGTACACGGGCACGCTCGGCGCCGGCATCACGCTGCAGCCCAAGGCTGTCATGGTGCATGACCTCGTCACTTGGGGCGATGGCGGCAGCGCCACCGCCTACGGCTTCGACGTTTCGGAAGCCAAGCCCGCCGCTCGCAAGACCGGCACCGACGACGAAGAGATCACCTGGTAATTCTTATGCCCAAGAAAAACACCACAACCAAATCCACAAGGGGGGCGGCAAAACGCCGCTCCCCTTCCAAAGCCGCCAAGCCCGCCGAGCCGGATCGCTTCACCGAGGACGGGCGCAAAATCGTCCGCCTCGAAAAGACCCGCGCCCACCAGAAGTATCCGTTGGCAGACGGCACCGACGTTCCCGGCGCCTCAACCATCGCCAAAATCGGCGAGGACAGCAGCGGACTCATCCACTGGGCGTGGAAGCTCGGCATGGACGGTCAGGATTACCGCAAGGTGCGCGATAAAGCCGCCGACATCGGCACCATCGCGCACTTCCTCATTGAGTGCTTCCTCCACAACCACGTTGCCGACCTCTCCGAGTTCAGCCCCGCGGATGTTGAGAAAGCCACCATCGCGTTCAACAACTTCAAGCGCTGGTGGGACGAAGAAGGCCTCACCGTCATCGAGCCAGAAGTGCAGTTGGTTTCCGAAGAATACCTTTTCGGCGGCACCATCGATGCGCCCAGCCGCGACCGTGACGGCAAGATCGTCCTCCTCGACTGGAAGACCAGCAAAGCAATTGTCGGCGCGCACAAAGTCCAGCTCGCCGGCTACGAACAACTCTGGAACGAAAACCGGCCGGACATGAAAGTCCAGCGCCGCGGCATCGTCCGCATCGGCAAAGAATCCCCGGATGACTTCGAGGTCGCCTGGCTGTTCTCAGCCGAGCCGTTCTGGAAGGTCTTCCAAGCGCGTCTCAACCTCCACTACGTCCAGCTCATGGCGAAGAAAGCCGCCTAAATGACAGCAACATTCAACGAGCTTTCGGACATTGTAGATGGGCGGCCGACGAAACTGTTCAACTTAGGCACAGTATCTGAAGCGTTCCGCGCGATGCAAATTGTGCCCGACTATGAAAACAGCAAGGCTTATCTCCCCGCAAAAAATCCAGCGCCCATTTTGCTGTTCACATTATCGGGATCAGTGATTCCGCAGTTTGACGCATTTGGCGAGCTTGCCGGCTGGATAGTCGCGCCACTTTCAGAGCGCCAGCGATTGCGACAAAAGCTGTTGGATGCGGCAGCAAGCAGTGGTTTTGCGTTTGAAAACCTTCCATCGGTTGAAGACGAAACTGCCTTAAAACTTATGCTTATTATAACGGCCACCGGGATCGCTGAGTGCGTGCGGGAAATCCACAACAACTAATGCCCCCACGCAGAACCATCGCCATCGTCCGTAAAAAGTTGGGCCGCGAAAAAGCGGACGGCATGACTCTGGGCGACGGCAAAGTCTACATCGACCCGCGTCAATCCGGCGCGGACGAGCTAGACACGGTCCTGCATGAGCTGCTGCACCATGTCTGCCCCGACATGAGCGAAGAGGCAGTCGCCGAGAAGTCCGCCACGATGGCGAGGTCGATGTGGAAAGACAAGTGGAGGCGCGTCCACGAGTGACCGCCGCCGGCTACATCCTCATCGGCCTCGCCGCAGGCATAGTGCTCGGCGCCTTGGCAGCTTACGGCGGCATGTTCGCCTGGGCCATCCGCTACGGAAACAACGAAGAAGAATAATTATGAAAAAAGGACTATACGCAAACATACACGCCAAAAAAGCCCGCATCGCCGCCGGAAGCGGTGAGAAGATGCGCAAGCCCGGTTCCGCCGGCGCGCCCACCGCCAAAGCCTTCCGCGCCTCCGCGAAGACCGCCAAAGCGCGCCGATGACCTTCACCCCGCTCGTCATCACGACCATCTGCTACGCCATCACCGCGGTGGGCTTTTGGCGCGAGGGAAACGCCGGTCTCGCCGTGGCCTTTGCCGGATACAGTTTTGCCAATTTTGGCTTCCTCTACATCTGCGTGAACGGACAGCCCTGACTTTATGGAGAAGTACAAAATTATGACGCCAGAGATCCAAGCCATTGACAACGAGATCATGCGCCTCAAGGGGCTGCGCGCCTCCATGGTTGCCAAGGCCGCAAAGAAAAAAGCCGACGCCCTCTGCGCCGAGATGCGCAAGAAGAGGTCAGCAAAATGATTTACAACCTGCAGGCTCAATCGGGCTTTCGCCGGGATTCCATGTGGTGTGGTCCCGCGGAGCATTCCGTCATGCCCAGCCCCGCCGAGCGAAACGAGCGGGGCGCCTGCACATCTTTTGGCAGGGTGCTGAAAGCGGCAGACATAACATCTGTGCGGCTAGGTTCAGCCCAATGTGGTATCGCCCAGCCCTGCCTCACTTTCTGAAATCTCAAATTTCAAATCTCCAATGATCTCTTGGCCACCTCAAAACTTCCGCGTCGAGGTAGACGGCATCGGCACCTGCCGCGTCCTCTACGTTGTCGCGCAGGGCGGCATGGAGAACGACTATGTCACCGTGTGCCGCGAGAATGGCGGCCGGTGGCTGACCGCGCGCATCGACCAGCTCGCTGCCGCGGAGAATCCGACTTTGGACATTTTGGGCGCCGCGCCGGTTTAACCAACGGCTTGGGGAAGCTGGCGTTGCGCAAACGCACCGGCCGGCGCCCGATCTATTTAATGAAATACGAAATTACTAAAACCTACCGCTTTGAGGCCGCGCACTCGCTGCCACATCTCCCGGCAGGCCATCAATGCCACCGGCTGCACGGCCACAGCTACGAAGTGCTGGTTGGCGTGTGCGGCCCGATCGCTAACGAATGGGTGCAGGATTACGCAGACATCAGCGCCGTGGTGAAGCCGATCGTGGCGTCCCTTGATCACCGAAACCTCAACGACATCCTGCCATGCGCGACCACTGCCGAAAACCTTGCCGCGTGGCTTTGGCGCGAATTGCAGCCGCGATTGCCGCTGCTTTCCCGCGTCGAAGTCCGCGAAACCCCAACCTCAAACGTGATTCTAACCAATGGCTAAGTTCGTTCATCTCATGTCGGGCGGGCTGGATAGCACCACCCTCCTTTACGACCTTCTGCATCAAGGCCACAAAGCCCATTGCCTGCTCTACGACTACGGACAAAGGCACATCAAAGAACTGACGTTTGCCGAGGCGACTTGCGCCAAGCTGGGCGTCAAATACGACAAGATCACATTGCCGCATCAGTTGTTTGATCGGTGCGCGATGACCAACCCAGACGGCCAGCCGCTTGTGGGCCATCCGACCATCGTGCCAAACCGCAACATGGTTTTGATCGCAATGGCAGCAAGCTATGCGCTTTCGCACGGATGCACGGCGGTTTCCTGCGCGGTGAATGGCGACGATGCCGAGGTTTATCCCGATTGCCGCGCCGACTTTATGAAGCACCTCAATTTTGCTTTGCGGTGCTGCCACACGCGGCGAATGGAGGTGCATCTGCCCTACATCGTCCGAACCAAGGCCAAGGTGGTCGATATTGCATGGCGGCTAAACGTGCCGCTGGAAGAAACGTGGTCATGCTACGCGGGCGGCAACGAGCCGTGCGGCCAATGTGGTGCGTGCCAAGTCAGACTGAAAGCCATTGCAGATGCTGGTAATGCCCTCAAATAATTCTGGCATAGAAATAGGCTATCTCGCAGGCAAGCACGAAGGCCGGATCGGCTGGCTTATTAGCCCGGGAGGTTGGCGACGCCCTCCGAGTTGGCTTTCCTACGCGATTGACAACGGAGCGTTCACGGCGTGGAAAAACAACAAGCGATGGGACGAGGGCGCCTTTCTTGACTTGATTGATCGCACCAAGGGCCACCAGCGGCCAAGGTGGATTGCGGTGCCAGACGTTGTGGCAGACAAGGATGCCACAAAAGCCCTGTGGCCAGAGTGGTCAAGTCGCATTCGCCTCGCGGCCCCGCACGTTCCGCTCGCATTTGTCGTCCAAGATGGCATGGAGCCGCATGACGTGCCGCAAGACGCAGAAGTAATTTTTGTCGGAGGATCGACCGACTGGAAATGGGCCACGCTTGGAGTCTGGTCAAAGCATTGGAAGCGCGTTCACGTTGGCCGCGTCAATACCGAGCGCCGACTTTGGCAGTGCCATGAGCACGGCGTAGAATCCTGCGACGGCACAGGATGGATGCGCGGAGACCAAGAGCAAATTGAAGGACTGCGCCGGTATTTGAGGCTGTCTACGCGAAACGACAAGCCCATGCAAATGGTCATGGAGGCTATTGCGGCTTAGTGAACGAACATCAAACACGGTTTAAGCCGTCACCGCACCCGGTCATGCAGGTCGATCTCGACTTGCTCGAGAAACTGGGACCGGACGAAGGCTGGAAATATCTTAAAACACGCGAAGAGCTGATCGCCCGCGAGGCCAGCGATCCGTTTCGCTATGGTTTTATCCCGCCGGTGTGGAAGCGCGCGTCCGAATTGCTGGAAAAACACCGCGAGATCCTCGTCATGGGCGGAAACCGCAGCGGCAAGACCGAATGGGCGGCCAAGGAAGTCATCAAGACCATGTATTCCAAGCCCGGAGCCGTTGTCTGGTGCTTTCAAACCACTGCTCCGAACAGCATTGAGCTTCAGCAGCCGCGCATCTGGAAATACATGCCGCCGGAATGGCGAAACGCGCGCAAGGGACAAGTCACAAACATCACCTACAGCGTCAAAGGTGGCTTCACCGAGGCAAAATTTGTTGCACCAAACCAGTCGATCTGCATTTTCCGCAACTACGCGCAAGACCCGAGCACGCTGGAGGGCGGCGAAATCGATTTTGCCTGGGCGGACGAGCTGGTCCCGCTTGATGTCCTCGAAACTCTCCGTTTCCGCCTCGTAGACCGCAACGGCAAGCTCGCCGTGACCTTCACGCCGGTCGAAGGCTGGTCGCCGACCGTGGCCGACTACTTGAGCGGCGCCAAGACCATCACCGATACGGATGCCGAGCTGCTCCCGCTCAAGAACGACAAAGGCGAGATCTCCGGCTACGACAAAGTTCCCATCGAGCAGATCAATCCGAAGGGTCGGCCAATTCTCTACTTCCACACCCAAAGCAATCCCTGGGCCGGCTGGTCCCGCATGAAGAAAGAGCTGCAGAGCGAGACCAAAGAAAAAATCCTCTGCCGCGCTTACGGCGTCCCGACCAAAGCCATCAGCGGCCGGTTCCCCTTGTTCAATCCCAAGGTCCACGTCATCCGTGCCTCGGACGTGCCAAGCGGCACCCGCTACCACTGGGTCGATCCGGCAAGCGGCAAAAACTGGGCGATGATCTGGACGGTGCATGACACCTCCGGCCGCATCGTTGTCTACCGCGAATGGCCAGACCAAACGTCATACATCGAGGGCATTGGTTATGCCGGCGAGTGGGCGCTTCCCGATGGCAAGAAGCTCGACGGCAAGCCCGGACCCGCGCAGCAAGACTTCGGCTTTGGCTTGGAGCGCTACAAGGACGAAATCCTCCGCGTCGAAGGCGGCGAGGAAATCTTTGAGCGCTGGATGGACAGTCGCTACGGCAACGCCCGCACCCTCGGCAAGGAATCCCCAACAACCCTCATCGACGAGATGGCCGACCTCGGCATGCTCTTCACGGCGACACCGGGCGACAGCATCGATGAGGGCGTGTCGATGATCAACGATGCCCTGTCATACAACCCTGAGAAGCCGGTGGACGCGCGCAACCAGCCGAAGCTCTACATTTCGGAAAATTGCAAGAATGTCATTCACTGCATTCAGACGTATACAGGCGCGGACGGCAAGCGTTCAGCGAACAAGGACTTTGTAGATTTAATTCGTTACGTTTGCCTCTCCGACGCCATCAACGTCGAAGGCGACATCCTGCGCAGCCACGGAGGAGGAAGCTACTGATGACCATGTCGCCGCCAGCCCCGCCCAGCCGCCTTCGCCCCGGGCGCCGCGGCAGCGACATCCCGCGCTGCGGCATCTGTGCCAAGCCGCTTCGTATTGAGGACATCCACGGCCACGACACCCACCTCGGCCCCGCCTGCCGAGAATGCGGCCCGCACCTGCAGAACGCCATTCATGCCCTAGAGATTATCGTCATGCGCCGCGGCTAAGGCCTCACGCCTCACGCATTAACCCGCTTCACATGCGTAAAACATCACAAATGACGAGTTAGGCAAGTCAATCGACTGTATTCGCCATTCACAAACCCCGAACACAAACAGCTTAAAAATTATGCTATTCACGCAAAAAACCAAAACCATCCCCACTGACCTCTACACCGTCAGCGAAGACTTCGACCGCGAGGGCGCCCTCGCATTCTCCCGCGACCAGGCGCCGCCCGCCTACCTCGCCGTCATGCTCGAGCTGCAGGACAGCATCTCCGACATTCGCACCTTGGTCGCCACCATGGCCACCGCCAAAGAGCCTGGCTACCTCGCCCACGCCGCCGGCCAGCTCAACGCATTGCAGGAACTCTGGGACACCCTCGAGCAGCGCCGCACCGAAGCCTCCCGCTTAGTGTAAAGCCATGTTCCCGCTCGCACCCTTTCGGGTATAATCCGGCCGTTTTCCGGGCATTTATACCCGCTCGGTAATAGTTACAAAATCACCGCACATTTTGTGACACAAACTGTCATCACTTGTGCAGAACTATAGCCGATCCTATCCACGCCACACCTGCCAAATGTCTCCCAGCGACACAATCGAAGTATCGCACAACGAGACCTTCCGCCCCATTTTGCATTCTGCATTCTGCATTCTAAATTTTCTGCTGGACATTTGTACAGCAGTGTGAGATAATTGATGTATCAAAGTTGAGTCGTGCCCGCATGGCACACCGGTTTGATCGGACTGGCAGACGCTCTGCCTGGTTCCTACTTGAGAGGTTTAAGCTCATGGCGACAGATAACGCGGCTCCGGCCGTAGATGTGGAAGATTTCGACGTTATGTCGATCAGCGAAGCGCTCGTCGGACTGGATCAACCAGCACCGGAAGCGGCTGATCCCAAGACCGACGCCGAAGAAGAAAAGCTCTCTGACAATGACGAGTCGGACGAATCCGAGGCCGAAAAGCCCGCGGAGGAGTCCGAAGATGAAGATGCCAAGGAGGAGTCCGAGGACGAAGAGTCCGAAGACGACGACGCCCCGGTTCCGCAGGAGAAAGTCCAAAAGCGGATCGACAAGCTGACGGCCCAGAAAAAAGAAGCCCTCGAAAAGGCTCAGACGCTGGAGACCGAATACAGCGCGGCCAAGACCAAGCTCGCCGAACTAGAGGCGCAGGTCAACGAAGCCAGCCGCCCCGTCCTTCAGCCCTCCGCGGACAACCCGCTGGCTGATGTCGATACGCAGGAAGCGCTTGAGGCCAAAATCAAGAGCGCCCAAGAGGTTCGCCGATGGGCTTTGCGCAATTCGGACGGCGCCACCGTAAGGCGACCAGACGGCACTGAGGTCTACGTCGATGCCGATGAGGTAAAAAATTACCTTATCAAGGCAGACGATGTCATCGTGACCCATGCCCCCGCGCGCCAGCAATGGCTCGCGCAACGCCAGCCGGCCGTCGA